AGATTCGTGACGCATTCTTTGACCCAGATTATAGCCTTACCCCTGGCGGTAAGTTGTATAATCCTATGGAACCAGTTATTGGTACAGGTCTTGCAATTAAGGTTGGCGAGTCTATTCGCTCAGCAAAATCAGCAGCACGATTCCGTGAGTTTGATAGATTTGCAGACATCCTAGAATCTAATGTTCTCACAAGAGGTCCTGGACGTATTGGCATTAAGATGGTTAAGTTTGCAACACGCCAATCAGAGTACAAGCCATTAGGCTTTGTTACATTCTCTGGCGTACGCCCACTAGATGGTCGCGTAGAACTTAATGCATTCCTTAATAACCTTAAACTATTTCAGGATGGTGCAGCAAAGATTGAAACTGCACCGAATGTATTTGAAAAAGTAGGCGATATTCGTCGTGCTTTTGAAGAAAAATACATGATGTCACTTGGTAAGAACGAAGTACAGGCTCTTGAAGAGATTGATGATTCAATCGGTCGTATGCTTGCATACAAGGCTGGTATTTATGACCAAAAAGAAATTGCGAATCATATTCGTACTTACCGTGGTAATGTAAACCGTGGTATTGAATCAGTTAAGCAAAATGGTTTTGGTATTGGTCATGATGGAAAGCAAATTCTTGTTGACCCACAGACTATTCGTCAGATGACTGAATCATACCGCTTTACTCCTTGGGATTCTATTGAAAGTCAGTTTATCGCAGCAACCGAAAAGAGCGCTGTAAAGGCTGGGGCGCGTGCAGTAACTAGCCTAGGTCAGGATGTATTCCGCGACCTTAACCGTTTATGGACATTCGATGTTCTTGTACGCCCTATGTATATCGTTAAACAGTCAATCGGTGAGCCTATTGTAAGTACGACTATTGCACAAGGTATGACCTTCTTGCGACAAGATGTTACAAATATGGGACTCAATGCTCTACGTAACCTAAGCGCCTGGGGTCAAAATTTAGGTAGCAAGGTTATGAATCGCAGAGAAATCGCAGCGGTTAACCGAGCAGTTGTAGATAAAAAGGTAATGTATGCTCGCGCATCTGCAATTAAAGATGATGCACAGGCATCACTAGAAGATTTATTATCAGGCAATACATCACCAGCAACTAAGGCTCAACACCTTACTGCTGCCCGTGAATCACTTAAGGCTGCATCATCTATCCTAGATGAAATAGAACTGGATTTACGTTCTGCAGTTGTACCATTTGGAGTTAAAGAAGCAATTCCAGGGGTTACAACACTAGAGCGTCGCATCTCTTTCTTAGAGTCTAAGGCTGGTGGAGCAACTAAAAGTGCTGAATTAGCAGATGCTAAGGCTGCGATTGCTAACTATAGAAACGTTATCAATAAGATGACAAGCAATAAGCAGGCTATTATTGATGCTGATGAGGCTGTCGCTAAAGCATATAGCAACATAGATAACATTCTCAGCGAGTTGGGACCTGCATTAAAGCAGCAGGCAGATGTATTTGGTAAGAGTGCTAAGTTTAAGAAGCGCTACTATGCAAAAGAAAATCAATACCGTATGGTCAATGGACAGTACGTTGCAATTGATTCATTTGTAACTGGAGACAAGAACTTTAGTGCAGCGATTCGTGCAGAAGTAAGTAACGCACGTACAGTAGATATGAACTTCTTGGGAGAACTATCTGTAGGTACACGCAAGGCTCTTGTAGAGCGTAAAGTGCCATTAGATACAGTTAAGGTTTCAGACCCACTATACTTTGGTGAACTAGAGTACATCGCTAATCGCGTAATGCGTGGCGACCCACTTATGGACTTGATTCTAGCCAATACACCAGTAACTGAGTTACAACGCTGGGCAGCGAGTTCAGCAGGTATTCAATACCTACGTGCATTTGATGTATTTGACCCAAAGGATGTTAACTCATTCCTTGCGGATAAAATTTCAATGGTTAATCGTACATTCCCTTCTTTCGAAGCACGTGCTGCAATTCTTGCACGCGAGGTTAGAGCAGAAGAACTACAGGGATGGCTTGCTCCATATGTAGATGAACTGTATGACATTGTGCCAAGTAACTATAACTATGGCGTAGCAAATGTCGGTGTAGGTAACTATGCTGCATTAAGTAACGCCGTTAATAACTTCGCATCAATGATTTTCCGCAAAATGGCTAGTGCTGAAAACCCTATCCGTAATGCGTTCTTTGATAGAGTAGCAATTGACGTTATGGCACGCAAGGCAGAATACCTTATCTCTCAAGGTATCGAAATGACACCTGCGCGATACAACGCGCTACGTCAGTCTGCTGGTCGTGAAGCAATCGAAGAACTCGAAAGAACTGTTTATACTGTTCGACGCGAGAATCGTTTGCTTAGTAATGCACGCTTTGCCGTAGCATTCCCAACTGCAACAGTTAATGCATTTTATCGTTATGGTCGCCTTGCAGCACAGAACCCAGTTCGTGCTACAGGATTTGCATACAACTACGGAAGAGCATTCCAGAACTTTGGCGTAGATGAGAACGGTAATCCAACCGAGAATCTAGCAGACATGACACACCTTATCCTACCAGGAACCAGAGAAATGGGTCTTGGATACATGGATGAAGGTATCGCATTAAACTCTAAGTCTCTTGGATTCTTACTTAACCAACCATCTCCATCTTTCATATCAGCACTTTCTGTTGGTAAGGTTATGCAGAAGTTCCCTGGTACAGAAGAAGGCATCAAGGAAATCTTAACTATTGGTGATACCAATTGGTTTGATGTAATCTTCCCATACGGAGCACCAACATCTCTGACTAAGCAGTTAACACCACCATGGGCTAACTCGTTGTGGAACGCTGCGACTGGTAATCAAGGCAAGGCAGACTACTTAGCGTCTTGGCGTTCTGTATACAACTACCACAAGATGTTAGTTGAAATGGGAGTTCAGAAGAACTTCCCATCAGATGTTCAGATTGAAAAAGAAGTACGAGCACTATGGGCTGAAAAGTTCATCTCAGGCTTTGCTTCTATTGCTGGTGTACCTTTTAAGGTAGAGACTAGCCCTATGCGACTAACAACTAACCTGTATTACAAGTTACTTGAGAAGTATAACAAAATGGAAGGCTATAGCACGCAACAAGCACGTGATGCTGCAGGCGATGAAATGCTTTCTATCATGGGTCCTAAGTTCATGCTTGACCGTGTTACTTTTAGTGGCTCTTCAAAGAACATTAATATACCAGCAACTTATGATGCATACAAGCGTGTGTTTGAAGACAATGATGACCTAGTTGGCAAACTTGCTAGCATCGAAAAGGATAACATTGGTATTGTTGGATTACTCACTGCTGACCTAAGCAGAGACCCAGCAGAACAATCAAATAACATTCTTGGAATCTTAAGCAATCCAAACCTTAAACTTCCTGGTACAAGCAAAAACATCAATGAGTTCAGATTGACCCCACAAGAGGTTGAGCGCGAGCGCATGAAGCAGCGTACATGGGACCAGTACAACTTGGTTCGTGATGCACTAGAGGCTAAGATTACTGATGGTAGAACACTTCGTGCTCATCCACAACTTAAGGGTGCATTAGACCAACTTGTTGAAAGTACATTTAAGAATCAAAGCCAAGCATGGTATGATGAGTATCAGTTATCTGCTAGCGGAGATACATCTTACAAGTATGCTCGAGCATTGACTCTTATTACTCAAGACCCTAAGTTTATGGGTAAGCAACAGAACAGTCAGTTCTGGAAAGATGCTCGTTTGTTCATGCAGGCAAGAACCATCTTTACAACATTCTATCAGTCATTGCCTGATTATGACCCACGTAAATCTGTTATTCGTGACGGATACAACCAGTGGGTTGCCCAGTATGTAAAGCAGTGGGACCCTAACTTGGAGACCATAATTAAGAATTACTTTGATAACGATAGTTTGAAGGCGGTTAACTAATGGCAGAAAAGTCAACAACACCTAACCAGGATGCGCAAGATGCTTCCATCTTGGCTAGCATTGCGCCATTCCTACAGAGCCTTCTTGCTTCAAATGATGAAGGCGCTAAGCCAACAGATACATCACAGTCTTCAACTCAAACATCTGTTACTAAACTAACTTATAACTCAGCCAAGGCGCTTCTTGAAGCGGCCATGAAAGAGGCTGACTTTGTAGGCAAGTTAAATGCAGATGATATTAAAGACTTTATGAAGGCTTTTGAGACAGAGCAGAACAAGCAAATCGAAAAGATTGTTACATCTGCACGTACTCAAATTAAGCCTGGTGCAACCAAAGAAGCGCAGAAGAAGATTGTTGAATCTGTTGCTCGTCAAGAGTTCCCATCATTCTTTAAGCCTACAGACTTTGCAAAGAACTTTGTCTATTCTAAGATTGACTTCAAAGACCAGACTAAGTTAGGTGCTAAGGCGCTTGATGCTTTTGCTAAGGTTCGTGGATTGGTAGATGCATTCCAACTTCTTGGAGTATCAGAGAATGATATGCGTCGTGCAGCAAAAGAAATTGCAATGGGTAACAAGACTGTAGAGGACTACAACGTAGAACTACAGCAAATTGCCAAGAAAGAATATCCACAGTTTGCAGACCGTTTTGATAAAGACCCAACTTTAACTACATATGATATTGCTTCTCCTGTTATCAATATGCTAGCAAAGACATGGCAGATGGACCCAAAGACAGTAAAGATGGATAACCCATTTGTAATGTCATATCTTAATTACGCAGGTCCAGATGGCAAGGGTCAGCAACCATCATACTATGACTTGTTGATGAAGGCTAAAAACGACCCTAAGTACGACCTCACACAAGAAGCAAATGAGAACGCACGCGATGCAGCAACAGGGCTTGCAAGAGCATTTGGATTTGGAGTATAATGTCAAGAGATGCAGCAAACGATGCACGCTTGGCGGCTGCCGCTAAAGCCGCTGCAGCCAAACCATCAACGCAAGCAGAAATTGCTGCTAAAACAGCAGAGCAAGTTGCTGCTGGAGTAAAGAGTACTGACAGAGCAGCACGCCTTCCAGGTGAAACTGCAACAGAAGCCAATGCTCGTATTACCCAAGGCTACAAAGACCAAGCCAAGCCAGAGTTAACTCAAGAAGGTAAAGCGGCGGGAGCAACAATTGAATTTGTTCGTACAGGTGCAGGTGGAGTTGGAACTTATAAAGAAGTCTTTCCAACGGGTACACCTATTCCTGGCCAGCGCACAACAGAGTTTGGCAATGTTTACGATGCACAAGGAAACTTAGTATCTGGCACAGGGCTTAAAACTACTAGAACAGGAGTCAGCGGCGCAGGTGTTTCTGGTAGTGGAGTTTCAGGAACTGGGGCAACAGGAGACCGACCAATTGGTACTCCTCCAGCATTTGTCTATGACCCAGTGTCAAAGACTTACAAGATGCCAGCAAAGCCAACAAGTGCAGGTAACTGGACCTGGGATAACGTTGCAGGCTGGACTAATACAAATGTAACACCAGGCTCTACTGGTATGGAAGCAGGCAGTGAAAGAACAATTGCCGTAGATACTTTTAAGAATACACTTGCATTATACTTTGGTGCAAGTGAAATGGCACAGCCATGGGCGAATGCTCTATTTAAGGTTGTATCAGGTTACTACAAGAGTGGTTCTACTATTGATGAATCACTTAATCTTGCACTACAAGAAGCACGTAACAACCCAGTTCTTGAACCATTCACCAAGCGTTTTGCTGGTGTATTTGCATTACAAGACCGCCGAGCAAAAGGTGAAGCGCTTGATGTGCCAACTATTGCAGAGTTCTTTAAGTCACAGGTAACACTAGGTGATAGATTACGCGAAGTTGGCCTAGGCGATATTGCAACTAATGATATTCTTGGAGAAGTGCTAGGAACTGGCAAGTCAGTTGCTGCAGTACTTAACCTAGTTAACGATGTCTTTATGACTATTGATAATGCACCAGAACAACTTAAAAAAGATTTACAGGCAGTCGCTCCAGGAATAGATAGAACATCCATTGCTAAAGCATTACTTCTTGGTAAAAGAGGTGCAGATGCATTACAGAAGCAAATTAAGGAAGTATCTGTGCTATCTGCTGCTAAGTCACAAGGTATTAATATTCAGGATACACTTGCTGCAGATATTGCTGCAAGAGGTGTTGACTACGGTACTGCACTTACTAACTTTGGTACAGTTGCAAAGGGCGCACAGCCATTCCAGAAGTTAACTGAAATTAGCACAGGACAAGCAGTTAACCCAACTGATGCGCAGGGAACTTTAATTAAATCCCTATTCCAGCAAGATGTAAAGGCTCAAGAACAGATTCGTTTAGAAGCAGAAAAAGAAGCAGCACGCTTCGCTAGTGCTTCTGGAACACTTGGTTCACGAAGCCTAGCATCTCGCAATAGAGCAAACAGAGCAATATAATAGAATCCTGAGTGGACCCATCGGCCCCACCAGTGTATTAGACCGACAGTAGGAGCCGGACCATTTCCCCGAATGGATTCTGTGGCCTGCGAACTAACTACGAATAGAAGGGTGGCGTTGCTATGAGCAACAACTACTGGGACGACGAAGACGATGACCTAGATACAATCGAAGAAGCACCGATGGATGGAAGCGACTTACTTAAAAAGTTGCGTAAAGCCAAGCGTGCAGACGAGAAGCGTATCAAAGAACTTACAGAGCAACTTGAAGGTTTCTCCAAGGCGCAGCGTGAGGCAATTGTCAAGTCGACACTAGAAAAGAAGGGTGTCAATCTTAAGGCAGCCCGTTTAGTAATGAAGGACTTGGATGACATTAACGAGGAGTCAGTTTCTAACTGGCTTGATGATAATGCAGACTTGTTCGGACTAACGGTTGCAGAAGAAGATTCAGGTGTAAGCCAACATGACCGCGCAGCGTTGCGCAATCAAGACATGGTTACACAGAATGCTTTGACACCAGACCGAGCAAACGATATTGAATACAGAATGTCCCAAGCAACATCCGAAGAGGACATACTAGCAATTCTTCGCTCGCAACAATAATTTATCCGTTCATAGTCACTTGGAGGTGACCGCATATGCCTAATGCATATACATCCACAGGCTCTACCACTCTTGGTGGTACAGTTGGCGGTGCAGGTCTTGTACAGAAGGCGTACGACCGTCTTCTTGAGTTCGCTCTCCGCGCCGAACCACTAATTCGTTCAGTCGCAGACAAGACTCCAGCACAGCAATCAATCCCAGGTTCAACAGTAGTTCTACAGAAGTACGTTGACCTAAACGCAGTAACAGACACACTAACAGAGACAGTAGACCCAGATTCAGTCGCGTTGTCAACACCTAACACAGTTACAATTACTCTTAACGAGTACGGTAACTCTGTTCTTGTAACACGCGCTTTGGAACTATTCTCACTCGCAGATGTTGACCCAGCAATTGCTAACGTAATTGCATTCAACCTTGCAGACTCAATCGATAAGGTTGCGATGACCACACTTAACGGTGGAACAAACGTAATCTACGGCGGTTCAACTGCTACATCAACAGCAACAATCACTGCTGCTGCAACACTAGACTCAGCAGACATCCGCAAGGCTGTTGCTAAGTTGCGTTCAGCAAAGGCTGCATACCGTAAGGGTTCACTATACTGGACAGGTATCCACCCAGAAGTTTCACACGACCTTCGTGCAGAGACAGGCGCAGCAGGATGGCGCGACCCACACAATTACTCTGATGTAGACA